AAAAATGAGGAAAATGAGGAATAAATTATGATTAAATCAGATTTTGGAAAGATTGAGATTACAGGCTTAAAGCCGGTTATCATGGTAGAGTTTTTAGAGTTGTTAAGATGTCTAAGAAAAGTTTTGGGGGAAGATATTTACAACCGTGTTTTACAGAATGCGAATGAGCCAAAACAATTTGAGAGTGATTCGGAAACATCAAAAGATTATGAAAAGGAACGGATGAAAGAAATTTTGGAAGCTATTTTAAAGAGAATGGAGGAAAAGTAATTATGGCAGAGAACACAGCAGTAGCAAAAACAGAGGAAAAGAAAGAGGTTGTACATAGCAACAACAAGGTTACAGATTACAGTCTTGGAATTTTCGGAACATCCGATAATTTCATCATGGCGATGCAGATGGCAAAGGCATTATCGAGTTCCACAATTGTTCCATCAACATTCCAGAAGAACGATGCGAACTGTCTGATCGCAATTGAGCAGGCACAGAGATTGAAAGTAAGTCCGCTGATGGTTATGCAGAATCTGTATGTAATTCAGGGTAGACCGTCTTGGAGTTCAAAGTTTTTGATTGCGGCAATAAACAATTCCGGAAAATTCGATATGGAATTACAGTTCGAGGAAACTAAAGATAAGGACGGCAAGCCTTATTCGTGCCTTGCTTGGACTACGAAAAATGGTCGTAGAGTTGAGGGAATGACCGTGGACATGGAAATGGCAAAAGCCGAGGGATGGCTTGGTAAAAATGGTAGCAAGTGGAAAACCATGCCGCAGTTAATGCTCCGTTACAGAGCCGCTTCGTTCTTTTCTAGTTTGAATTGTCCAGAACTGACAATGGGATTGTATACGAAAGAGGAAATGCAGGACAACGATTTTAAGGAATATCCGATGGAAGATTTGCAGGAGCAGATCAAGCGCGACCTTTCTGAAAATGCAAACAGCGAAGAATTTGTCGTTGATGCAGAAACGATAGACGTTCCAGAAAGCAAAAGTGCAGCAGCCGAGCCGGATTTAACTTTGCAGAATGCAGAGGTTGTTGACGGAAATGATGCTGACTTGCCGGATTTTCTGAAATAGGAGGGCGAATATATGAGATCGTATGCAGTAAAGGCGAACTTATGGTGCATGGTACTGCTGGACAGCTTAGAGAAGAGTTTGCATATATCGTTATATCTCTTCTCGACAACTTCACAAAAGAAGAGTTGCAGGACGTGTTTGACACAGCGGAAACTTTAAAAGAAGGGGGTGAACAACGTGCGGATAATCAGTCAAGATGGAACAATTGATGTACCTTATGAAATCAGTTCTTTGAGCATGGCAGTCGGAAAATATGAAGATGTTGAGCATGCGGCTATTTATTGCCACAACTCTTCGACAGCAATGGGAACAAAAATGGCTGAATACAGTTCCAAAGAAAAGGCGAAGAAAGCCATGGAAGAATTAAGATGTGCCTATATGTGTCATAATCTTGTAAGGATGGGACACACGCCATCAAAGGGAATTGATGAAAAACTTACTATTGGTTCGTATGGAGTGTTTCAGTTTCCAACAGCGGAAGAATTGGAGTAGCCTATGGAAGTTATTTCATTTTTAGAGTCAGTTCAGAAAGGTATGGCTGATAATATCTACAACTTTTGCAAAAATGGAAAATGCAGCCAGTGCGGTAACTGTTGCTCAAATCTCTTGCCAATGAGCAGAAAGGAAGTAGAGGTCATTCACCGGTATATTCGTAAGAATCATATCCAGGAGTGCAAACATCTGCTTCCTACTGCGAAGCAACCATATGACATGACTTGTCCATTCCTTGACACCGGAAAGAGTTGCGAGAAATGCAGAATCTATCCGGTTCGACCGGAAATCTGCAAACAGTTCATTTGTGACAATGAGCAGAGAGCAAAGCACAACCGGAAGTTGTTAGGGCAGACACGAAGCATTATTGATGTAAGGAGTGAATTTTTTGACAGATAAAGAAAAAGAAGAATTGAAAGCAGAAATCCTGAAAGAAGTTGAGAAATCACTTAAAGGAAAGGTAATAAGAGAGGATGTTTCCACAACGCTTAAAGAGCCAAGGGAGTATTGGTTTGTAAAGAGAACTGTTGATGGAAAGAGACAAGATGGACTAATGCGAACGGTTATTGACAGCGTTACTTCATGGGCGATGTGGGAACTTATACGAAAACTGACTTGTTATATATGCGGTAAAAGTTATGTTCGTCACTTGGCAAATGAGGGAGAGATTGCAAATGAAATCTGCGATACTCTTTGCCAGACAGTATATGACTTACGGGTAAAGTACATATCTGAATCAAAAGGCGGTGATGGTGATGAAACTTAAAGTTTTAGGTTCCGGTTCATCCGGTAACTGCTACATCTTGGAGAATGACAACGAAGCCTTAATAATCGAAGCAGGGTTGCCATTCATGAAAGTCAAGAAAGCGTTGAATTTCAATGTGATGAAGATTAAGGCGGTACTTATCACGCATATTCATTCAGACCACCATTTTTACTGGTTTCAGTATGCGAGGGCAGGCATTCCGGTATTTGAGCCATTCAGATTGGATGGAAGCAATCTTGAATTTGACAACTCACAATTCAGAGTGATGGCTTTTGATAACCGGGATAAGTCCGGTAGATGGCTACATAACAACTCTGATGGTTCAGAGTGCCCGTGCTACGGATTTCATATCACACACCCGGAAATAGGAAGTTTGGTATATGCCACAGACACCGAATATGTCCGGTGGCGGTTCAAAGCTGTAAATCACATTCTTTGTGAAGCAAACTACGATATGCAGTTTGTAGACCGGGACGAGCCGAACTATGAACACCGCCTACGAGGTCATATGAGCCTTGATACGGCACTTGAATTTATTTCTACTAACGATAACCCGGCATTGAGAAATGTCGTTCTAATTCACTTATCAGATAAAAGCGGAGATCCCGCACTATTCAAACAAAAGACAGAAGAGACAATTAAATATGGAGCAGATGTTTATGTTGCGGAAAAAGGTCTGGAAATCTCACTTGACCTTTGTCCGTTTTAGAAAGGTGGAATGACTTATCAATAAGGTGATCCTCATGGGGCGTTTGACAAGAGACCCCGACATACGTTATTCGCAGGGAGAGAAAGCAACGACGGTGGCTAGGTTTTCGCTTGCCGTTGACCGGAAATTCAAACAGGACGGACAACCTACGGCAGATTTTATTAACTGCCTTGCATTTGGCAAAAGAGCGGAGTTCATTGAAAAGTATTGCCGCAAAGGCACAAAGCTGGTCGTTGAAGGTAGCTGGCAGACCGGCAGCTATACAAACAAGGATGGAAATAAGGTGTATACAAATGAGTGCCTTGTCGAAAGCTGTGAATTTGCAGAGAGCAAAGTAGCTTCACAGAACAACCAGTCTGTAGATAGACCGGAACCTGCACCGAATGGTGATGGATTTATGAATATTCCGGTTGGAATTGACGAGGAACTGCCATTTAATTAAACATGATTGGGTGGTTGCCGCGTGCGACCGCCTGTCAATAAAAATTATATGGTCGGTAAAATATTCGACCTGAACAGTAAAAATCCCAATTTAGCCATTCTGTAGTGTCAGAAAGGCATTTGAGAAGAGGTGAATGAATAAATGATGTTGATTGAAGACAAAGGGCAGAAAGAGGGGTTACATATTCTTAAGAATAGATACTTTGACTGCCACGATATAGAGGTTTTGCGTGCGCCACTCCCGGTCGGTGACTATGTAATTGCCACAGATAAGGTAATGGATGTGATTCGGAGGAAATCAGCACGAAAGATGGAAGTAAAGAAAATGGATTTCCTCGGTAGCTACGATGTGTCCGTGGATACAAAAAAGGATATGCAGGAGATCGTAGGAAACATTTGCGGTAAAGCGCATCCAAGGTTCCGAGATGAGTGTATTTTAGCACAGAATAACGGCATTAAGCTGTATGTTTTAGTAGAGAATACGGACGGCATCAAGACCGTGCAGGACGTGTTTAAGTGGCATAATCCGAGGTTGCATAGATATAACAAGATTGCGTATATGCACAAATATGGTAAATGGTTGAATGTTCCATTGCCTAAGGCAGAGCCTACATCTGGAACAATCTTAGCAAAAGCCATGTTGACCATGCAATTGAAATACGGTGTGGAATTTGTGTTTTGCAGACCAGAGGATGCAGGTGCAAAAGTATTAGAATTGTTAGGAGCAAATGAAGATGGCTGAAAAGAGGATGTTTTCGATGAAAATAATAGATAGTGATGCATTTCTTGATATGCCACTGTCCACACAAGCACTGTATTTTCATTTGTCGATGAGAGCAGATGATGATGGGTTTCTGAACAATGCGAAACGCATTATGGATATGATAAAGGCTAATCAGAATGATTACGACCTGTTAAAGGCAAAGCGATTCATCATTGAGTTCCCAGATGGCATATGTGTTATTAAACATTGGAGAATAAATAATTATATCCGAAAAGACAGATACCACGAAACTACATACACGGATGAAAAAGATATGCTTGCTGTTAAAAAAAATGGTGCATACTCGCTAAAATCAAGCGATTCGGAGATTGGTATACCAGAGTGTAACCGTTGTGTAACCGAGAGTAGAGTAGATAAGAGTAGAGTAGAGGAGAATAGAACAGAACCTGTCGCCATGTTCAACGCAGAAAAGGCGTGGGATGATACGTTTAACATTTATCCCAAAAAATCGGAAGCTGTTATGGCTAAGCAGGCATGGCTAGACAAATTAGCACAGGTTCTTGATGAAAATCGAAAGGAAGTCGCTCTTTTAATTGCAGGGGCAACAAGAATGTATCTTGCTGATTACAGAGAAAAACATCGTGATGATGAAAATTACCAGTACATACCTAAATATGCAAAATGGCTTGTCAACGATTGTGATTACTGGATTCGAGAATATGAGAAGAGAAGTGAAGGTGATGGAAGTTGACGGAAGCAGAAACAGGAGTGATTGGCTGCATATTGATTGATAACGAATCGTTGTACACCGTGTACAACGTGCTTAGACCGGAGATGTTTGTATCAGAGTTCTGTCAAGATACATATGCTGAAATGCTTGCCATGTACGACCGAGGTGAAAATATCAATCTGATGTCACTATCGCAGGCGTTAGAGAATCACAAATGGTCGCCAGAAATGATTGCACAGGAGTTAAAAGAATGTGCATTGTCGGCACCATCCTCTGTTGCGATTAAGAGTTATGCAGATGCAGTAATTCGTGATTACAAAGCAAGGACTGCAAAGGAATTATTTCAGAACGTAAGCCTTAAGCCGTGCGATATTGATGAAACGATTGCGGAGGTTTTGACGAGGCTTGAAGAATTACAGGCTGGAAATGATGTTCGGTCAAAATCGTTAAAAAAAATTGTACAGGAGTACAAAGGAAATTATTTCAATGAAAATGTAGGCAAAAATCTCATAAAAACAGGCTTTTATAAATTAGACGACTGTCTTGGAGGTTTAGAACCAGGAGATGTCACGGTGATAGGTGCTCGTCCGGGTGTTGGTAAATCGGCAATCGTAACACAGATGATCGGTCAAATGGCTGCAAAAGGTTATAGGATTGGCTATTTCAACCTCGAAATGAATGAATCACAGGTATATGAACGTTTTGTTTCAAGACTTGCAGAATTAAGTCTTACAAGAGTCCGCAGAGCAAAATCATTTCTTGGCGGCGAGAAAGAAGCATTTAACAAAGCAAATGAAGAAATGTCTGGTTACGATGTGATAATTTCCACTGGTTCAAAGTCAATCGGAGAAATTAAAGCAGAGAGCCGTCACCAAATGTTTGATGCTATTGTAATTGATTATTTACAACTAATCAAATCAGATAGATATTACGGAAACAGAGCAAGCGAAGTAGGACAAATTTCAAAAGATTCTAAGGCATTGGCACGAGACTTAGGGGTCCCGGTTATTATGCTTTCGCAGTTAAATCGTGTTTCTGAACAGAGAGAAACTAAAGAGCCTACAATGTCAGAGTTGAGGGAATCAGGAGATATTGAGCAGGACGCATCTAACATTCTACTGATGTGGAATTTATCAGAAAAAGATGATTCATACAAAGGACTTAATGTAGCAAAGCAACGACAAGGAACAAAATTGCGAGAGGGGCTTAAGTTTGATGGAGAGCACATGAAATTTGAAGAGCGTCAAGAATCTTTTGAAAAATTTCTGTCGTTTGTAAAAAACGTCGAGCGAGGTACAGATTTCAAAGAAGTCGGAAATGAGGATACACCTTTTGGAGAGGACTGGTAGAAATGCAGAAACGACTTGAAAAGGGTTCCGATGAGTGGCTGTTTTTTCAAGATTATTACAAGTTTCGTCAGCAATATTATGAAGCTGATAACAATGAGGAATGGTTTGAAAAATTGATACAGTCAGCGGATAGGCTTTATAAGAAATACAAAAACGTGCCATTTTCAGAATATGCAAAGCAGTTGATTTTGGCACATATAAATGATGTCGATAGGAGGGCAAGAGAGAACATTGGCAAAAATGAATAAAGATTATGAATTGCGTATGCAAGGAATGATTTATGCAAGCAATATCGTATCAAAAAAGGGAGTAGAAGGGTTAAAAGAAGATATTCGAATTCGGAATGTTTTAAAAGCACCGATGAAGTTTACAGCATCACAAATACGAGAGTTCTGGGATACATTGTCGGAGAATTTATACAATACCGTGCTTACGGTCACAGCACTGGTGCTTCATGAAGAATACAGATTTGGAAAGAAACGCATGAAAGAGTTTAAAGCACATTTTGATAAAGCCGTTAAAGATGCAACTGATCTTGATTATATCGGGGAACATTATGTAACACTTACAGATTACGCAGTGTATCTTAATGAGCGGTTAGGAATGAATTTGAATACAGCAGTGATAAATGCTTGTGCAGATTCACATGATGAGAACAATTCACAGTATCATATGGCAAACATAGATCGTGTAATTAAAGAATTGAGAACTCATGGTTTTAAGGATGCAGCAAAATTCTTAGAAGAAAAGATTACTTAGAAGGGAAGTGGTTAGATGAGCGGACGCAAGCGAGGATGTATGCTTGATAGCTACCGTGACAGGGTAGAAGAACTGCTGGATGCAGGCTGTACCTTCGCCGACATTTCTGACCACATGGCAGAAGAGGAGCAGATCTATGTTGAGCCTACAACGGTCGCATACTTTGTGCGCAGCCGTAAATTGTCCAGCAAGGTTACACAGGGATGCAGGAATAACAGGATTGATATACCGAAGTGTGCAGAGTGCGAGTACCGACATCTGGTCACGGACCAGTACAAAAAGCCGGGCATTTATATCTGCACCAAGATATGGGTCAGGATCAATAGTGGCTGCAAGTCCAGTCCGATGAGCTGCCCGAAACGGGATATTGAGAGGGATTGTGGACTATGAAAAAATTAAAAGTATGTTGGGTATCAGCAGGTATCAGTAGTTTTATGGCTGGATATTTAGCCGGTGATGTAGACGAATGGATTTACATAGATATAGCTGACCAACATCCGGATAGTATCAGATTCATTAAGGATTGCGAGAATGCAATCGGTAAAGAAATACAGATATTGAAATCGAAAGAATATCGGTGCGTGGAAGATTGTGTAAGGACCTTTGGTGGTTTCAGAAATCCGGCGAATGGATTCGCACCTTGCACGAACTGGTTGAAAAAGAGGGTGAGAAAAGAGTGGGAGGAACAGCACAAGGATTGTGATCTGACATATGTTTGGGGTTTTGATCTTAAGGAGAGAAACCGAGCAGAGAGAACAGTAGAAGCCAATCTACAGGCAGCACATGAATTTCCACTCATGGACAAAGGATTAAGTAAAGAAGAAGTACATGGGTTGTTTGAACGGACTTTTGATTTTTCCCGGCCAAAGATGTACGAGCTGGGATATGCGAACAATAACTGTGTCGGCTGTGTAAAAGGCGGTATGGGTTATTGGAACCACATTCGAAAGGATTTCCCGGAAGTCTTTGAAAGCCGGGCGAAGTTGGAAAGAGAAGTCGGGCATTCCATGTTGAAAGACAAAAACGGTCCGGTATATCTGGATAAATTAGAACCGAATAGAGGTAATATGAATACAGAGATTATGCCGGATTGCGGGATTATGTGTTACTTAAGTATAAAATAAAAGTCTTTAGGATAGGTAGAAGGGCGGTCGGCAGTTGTGCTGACCAAAGTGTTACTTGTTTGTGTGGTTGGAATTTGTTTTGCCATAGCATTCTCCATTTCTGTACTAAAAGTACAAAGGGCAATTATTAAAGTTGCAATGAATTTTATGACTGCCAACCGAATTCCCTTCCCCCAAACGGTTCTACCCGCCTGCCTATCATAGAGACAATATAATAATAAATCAAAGTAAGTAAAAATTCAAGAAAGGAGCTGAACCTCCGGCCGGGGTAACGATATATCAGGTTCCTTTTGGAAAAATGACATATAAAGAATTTTTAGCAAGTAAGAGATTTGTTTTAGAAAGCAGCGGTTTCGATATTGACAAAACAGAGTTGAATCCGATGCTGTATGAGTTTCAGAAAGACATCGTCCGGTGGGCGCTAAAGAAAGGCAAGGCTTGTATATTTGCCGATTGCGGACTCGGTAAAACACCGATGCAGTTATCATGGGCATATCAGGTACATAAGCATACCGGCGGAAAAATACTGATTCTTGCACCATTGGCAGTAGCAGAGCAGACGCGGCGCGAAGCCGAGAAGTTTGGATATGATGCGAAAGTGGTAGAGAAACAGTCAGAATGCATTGACGGGATCAATATTACGAACTATGAGAAGCTGGATAGATTTGTAGCAAATGAATTTGTCGGTGTTGTGTTGGACGAAAGCAGTATCTTGAAATCGTATTCTGGAAAAGTCAGAACTGCAATTATTCAGAACTTTCATGATGTGCCGTATAAATTGGCATGTACGGCTACACCAGCACCAAATGATTATATGGAACTTGGAAATCACAGTGAGTTTTGCGGAGTTATGACAAGGGCAGAAATGCTATCAATGTTCTTTGTGCATGATGGCGGACAGACTTCCAAGTGGAGATTAAAAGGACATGCCGTAGATGTATTTTGGCAGTGGCTTGCAACATTCAGTGTATTTATCGACAATCCAGCAAATATCGGCTATGAGGTTTCCGGTTATGATTTGCCGCAGCTTAATATACAAGAGATCATCGTTGACGGAAATGGACCAATAAAAGAAACGCTGACACTTACGGAGCGGCGGCAGGCAAGAAAAGATAGCCTTACACTTAGGTGTGAAAAGGCTGCAGAAATTGCAAATAGCTCAGATGAACAATGGCTTATATGGTGTGATCTGAATGATGAAAGTGCAAAATTGCATGAAGTAATCAATGATTCGGTTGAGGTCAAAGGCTCTGATAAACCGGAGCATAAAAGCAATTCAATGATAGGATTTTCAGAAGGTAAAATTAAATGTCTTGTCACGAAACCATCTATTGCAGGTTTCGGTATGAATTGGCAGAATTGCCACAATATGATCTTTACAGGATTATCAGACAGCTATGAGCAGTTTTATCAAGCTGTGCGCCGCTGTTACCGGTTTGGGCAGAAAAAACCTGTGAATGTGTATATTATCATTTCTGCCAAGGAAGGATGCGTAAAAGAGAACATTGAGAGAAAACAGGCTGATTTCCTCAAAATGCAGCGCGAAATGACAGAGCTTACAAAGGAAATCACAAAGAAGGAACTGAAAAGCACATGCAGGATCAGCACACCATATGAGCCGCATGTGGAAATGAAATTACCGGAATGGGAGGAATTTGCAAAATGAATGTATTGGAACAGGTCATTGAAAATAAGTATGCAATTTATAATGGGGATTCATGCGAAATTGTAAGGGCGATACCCGACAACAGTATCCATTACACAATCTTTTCTCCGCCATTTGCCAGCCTGTACACCTACTCGAACAGCGATAGAGATATGGGAAACAGTAAAGGAGATGATGAATTTTACAATCATTTTATCTTTCTTGCAAAAGAGCTGTACCGTGTGACCATGCCGGGGAGATTATTAAGTTTTCATTGCATGGATCTGCCACTTATGAAAGAGCGAGACGGAGTGATTGGGCTGAAAGATTTTCCGGCGATCATTCGGAATATTTTTGAGGATTGTGGATTTATCTACCACAGTAAGGTAACAATTTGGAAGAATCCTGTTACTGAGATGCAGAGAACAAAGGCATTAGGCTTGTTGCATAAGCAGATTAGAAAAGACAGCACCATGAACCGGCAGGGCATACCAGATTACATCATCACGATGCGAAAGCCGGGAGAAAACCCGGAGCGAGTTGCACACACACATGAGACATTCCCGGTTGATGTCTGGCAGAATTATGCAAGTCCAGTGTGGATGGATATCCGGCAGAGTGATACACTGCAGAAAAAATCCGCGAGAGAAGACAAAGACGAAAGACATATTTGCCCGTTGCAGCTCGAAGTAATTCAGAGATGTATTGAGTTGTGGACGAATCCCAATGACATTGTATTAGATCCATTTGCAGGGATTGGATCAGTACCATACACTGCCGTAAAGATGGGACGTAGAGGTATTGGTGTCGAATTAAAAGAAAGCTATTATAAACAGGCTGTAAATAACTTAGAGATAGCTGTGAAAGGGGATGTTATGGAATGTCCGGTTGGCCAAATGAGTATCGAGGATTTTTTAACGGCGAACCCTGCATAAGCCAGATGAGTTTTGAGGACTTTCCGGAGGTGATGCCATGATTCAGTGCGAGGGGCAGATAAGTATAATGGATTTGCTTGCACCTGTTATCCGAACTGCTGAGATACCGTGTCTTTTGCATGAAGGACAAACCGTGTATAAGGTTGTTCGTGGCGATGTTGAGACGCATACTGTTCAAAAGAGAACATGGACATGCGGTGGAAATAATCGAGGATATGACCTTGATGGAGATGTGACGTGGAATTCTCAGATCGGCAAGATTATATTCACTAGCAGAGAGCCAGCAGAGCGAGTAGCGCAGGAATATCTTGCAGAGTACGAACACATCCTTGCAGAAAATATCAGGGCAACAGGGGTTATCGCATATCGATATGAGTATAGAGGTCGAGAGATTGTTCAATCGTATTCTATTCTTGAAGATGGAACTTTTTATTTCAAATATGGAAGTATGTATGAACATATCGGTAAGGAAGTTGAAATCAAGAAGTTTGAGGAAGAACGCCAGCACTGTATTGAACGTAATGATACCTATGCAGTATTAGAGAATTACAAGCCGCAATACAAGAATATGTATAAATGCGGGCATAGTTCTTGGGTGTATGCAGAAGCAAGATATGAGTATATCAATGATTGACAGACCGGACAGCTCCGGTCTGCGTAGAATTGAACTGCCGAGGAAAATTCGGTAGTTTGGAAAATTAGGATTTAGTGGAGGAACGGAATATGGAAAAAACAAAAATAGATTGGTGTGATAGTTCATGGAATCCGGTTACCGGATGTCTTCACAGCTGTAAATATTGCTACGCAAGAAGCATTGCAAATAGATTTTCTGGTGGTGGAGAGAAATGGACAGATAATGCGCTGATAGAACTGAATGATCGTATTTATTTCGATGAATCAGAGAAGGCTGAAGCGTATCCATATGGATTTAAGCCCACACTACATAGATACAGGCTTAATGAATACGAGAAAAAGGGCGGAAGGAATATGTTTGTATGCTCTATGGCAGATCTTTTTGGTCATTGGGTTCCTGATTCTTGGATTGAGGAAGTTTTTTCTTCCTGTGCAAAAGCACCGCAACATAATTATCTTTTCCTGACAAAGAACCCGGAAAGATTCGTTGATTTACAGAATAATGGAAAGCTGATTGTAGCTGACAATATGTGGTATGGTGCAAGTGCAACAAACGAAGATCAGCTTGAACTTGCAGCGAAAACATTTTCAGACCTAAATTGCCAAACAAAGACTTTTTTAAGCATTGAACCGATACTTGAAGACATTACTGTGTCTGAATACTGGGAGTATTACATGGCTGCTCATTATGTAGATTGGGTAATCGTTGGAGCAGAGACAGGACACAGAAAAGACAAGGTGATACCTAAAAGAGATTGGATAAGAGCTATTACATTTGATTGCTACGATGAAAGTATTCCGGTGTTCATGAAATCCAGTCTTGCGAACATATGGCGGAATCCATTGGTACAGGAATTCCCGAAGGAATTACTACGGTAAACTGTAATTTAGTGGAGGAGGCAGAAAGGAAAACAGAAAAAATGTACAAGGAAACTTGGTTTTTATCACAAGAGGAAGCCGAAGCTAAGTTGAAAAAAATGGAGGACTGAAAGAAATGTGGAAAATAAAGATTATATACAAAGATAAAAGCAGCTGTACCTTAACCGGCAACCACAAAGAGATACCGTTGGAGTTGGCAGTCAATTATTTTAATAAATATGTGGCAGATCGCGTTATTCGTAGTGCACGTTATCAGCAGTACCCCAAAAAGGATTATAGTGAGATGGACTTGCTTGAGAAAATTGAAGAACTGTGGGAGAGGGAGGATATTGACCATGACGGAGAATGAAGCGAGCGTGATCATCGGTAATATTCCGGTTAACGGAAAAGACGGGTGTTACTCTATAACAGAATATCAGGAAGCGAAGACGGTAGCTGTCCAAGCACTTGAAGAGATTCAGCAGTATCGTGCAATCGGTACACTAGAAGAATGCCGGGCGGCGGTGGAAAAGCAGACGGCAAAGAAACCGGATTACGAGGGAGACGGATACTCGGACGGACATCTTGTATACGACACATGGATTTGTCCTTGTTGTGGCAAACATTACGAAGTTGACTATGACGATTATGATTTTTGTCCGGAATGTGGACAGTGCATAGATTGGAGTGATGAAGAATGAGAAAATATGACATATGTGGAAACTGCCCTGCGTCGTGGTGCGGAAGGAATGACGACTGGGAGTACGAGGAAGGCTGCTACTTTTACTGTGAAAAGTATGAGTTGATGTGTTTTCTGCCGCACTGGATCAAGAGACTGATATTGAGATATTTAAGGAGGAAAGAGCGTGAGTAAGGAAATTAGACAACTTAAGTGGACGGCTTGAAAGCATGAAAGATTATGATGCAGTAAAAGATGTGATTAACAATATGCCGACTGCCTACGATGTAGACAAGGTTGTGGAGCAGCTAAAAGACGAGCAGGAACTGTCATATGCGGATTTTGAAATCTACGCAGAGGAACATGGATTATCAGAAGATGATGACTGGCATCACAGGGGTCTTGGAAGAGCAGTCGAAATCGTGAAAAGAGGTGGAACAGATGGGAAGATTGATTGATGCGGATGCGTTTGAAAGGTCGGTTATGTTTAGTGATGCGGAAGATATGCAAGACGTAATTTACGCATTGCGTGATTATTCGACCGTCTACGATCCGGACAAGGTGGTTGAGCAGTTGGAGGAACGAACAGCTTTCCTAAAAGACTGTAAGAAGTATGATAACAAGACAGCAGAGCAACAGGATAATTCATACAGCACTATGATGATGTACGAGGTCAAGGACTTAGTGGATGATCTGATCCGGATTGTGAGAGGCGGTGGGGTAGATGCGTAAGCCAATTCCAAAGTCGGTCAGAAAACAGGTATATCAAAAATACAATGGTCACTGCGCTTACTGTGGCTGTGAAATACCAGAAAAAGGCTTTAATGTAGACCATTTACATTGTCTTAAACATTATGAATATACCGAAGAATTTACCGGAATAGATGTGCATGATATTAAGAACCTCATGCCGTCCTGTGGTTCGTGTAATCGGTATAAGTCAACGATGGATTTGGAGGATTTTAGAAAGCAGTTACAGAAAATACCGGACAGACTGAAAAGGGATGTGTGCACATACAACATTGCACTGCGATATGGCATGGTGAAGGAAAATAGGGAGCCGATTAAGTTTTACTTTGAGAAAGTAGGTGGAGTAGATGAATAAGCCATGCGAGCATTGCGATAAGGCAGATTACAAGAAATATGGGAGTGACTATTTTAAGTGCGAAAAACCTTGTGAAAGAGCAAAGATGTGCAAAAGAAACGATGAAAAGTTTTTGAAAATGTTGAGAGGTGGTGGAGTAGATGTCTAAAGCAGTATTGGTAATGGATATGCCGGAAAGATGTGCTGATTGTCCATTGAGGAGTAGTAAAAAAACTAGCTATGTGTGTTGTTACTTGACACTAAAAAACATATCATCGACTGATTATTATGACAAAAAGCCAGATTGGTGTCCGCTTCGGGAACTGCCGGAGAAGATACCGAATCTCGAACACGGGTACGAAAATGTTGAGAAAAGCATTATTCGGATAGGCTGGAACGCCTGCTTGGACATGATACTGGAGAACGCCTTGTCGGATTCTGTCGATTAGCGGGTAGTATTGAACATTGAAAATTGAATATTGGCGGTTATAGTGGTATAATTCCTCTATCACAAATGAAAGGGGAATTTTTATTATGAAACTGATCATTTCTCAGATTGTAGAATTTGAAGGGGAGAATTTTCCATATTCATGGAGAAAGGAAATAGAAACTGATATTATTCCACACAAAGGGGATTTTATAGAAGATCCTTTGTGGAAAGAACCAGGAGAGTATGAAGTTGTAGAAACACTCATTAACTATTCCGAAGGTTATTGCATGGCGAGCGTTGCAAAATATTGCATTAAAATTCCAACAGATAGAAGAGATGAATTTGCACATATAGCTGAACTTCACGGATGGAAACCTCTGTGGAAATTCTAAAAATGGTATTTTATACCAACCGTCAATATTCGATGGTTGGTATTTTTTTTACGCATAAGACAACTATATTGGAGGAGAAAGGGCGGATTCGCCTATGCCAGACACAAAACTGTCTGATTTAGAATTATTGAAATATGCTGTCGAAAATGGTATGATTAACACAGCACTTGTGCAAGAAAAAATTGAAATGCAGAAGAGAGAGGAACTTTTAAATAAGCATCCTTATAAAATTTACCAAGGAAAGGATGGAAAATGGTATACTTATTTACCAGATAAAAAGAATGGTAGAATTTTAAAAAAAAGAACTAGTAAAAAAGACATAGAAGATGTTGTTATTTCTTTCTGGAATCAGGAAGAGGAAAATCCAACAGTAGATATGATTTTCCATGAATGGATTGATTCAAAGCTCACAAGAGAGGAAATATCAAAGTCAACAAAAGACAGATATGAAAGACAATATGAGCAATGTTTTTTAAAGTTTGGGAAAAACGAAATAAAGTCCTTGTCGGAATATGATGTTGAGAATTTTATTCTTAACGCAATTCATGATTTTAATTTAACCGCAAAAGGATTTAGCAATTTGCGAACATTAATTTTTGGAATATTTAGGCTTGCAAAGAAAAAGAAGCTGGTTGATTTCAGTATTACAGAATTGGTTAGTGATATTGAAATTTCGAGAAAATCATTTAGGAGAGAGCAAAAAACTGACGAGGAACAAGTGTTTATGACGAACGAACTTCCTAGAGTAATGGACTATTTAGAGAAAAATCAAGACATAGTTAATCTCGGTATTCTTCTCTTGTTTAAGACAGGACTACGAATAGGCGAATTATCTGGACTAAAAAAATGTGATATAGATGGAAATGTTATTCATGTATGTCGCACAGAAATATGTTATGAGGATGATTCAAAATCAAGAGTATTTGAGGTAAGGGATTTTCCAAAGACAGAAGCTGGAATAAGAGATGTATTTGTTCCAGAAAATTGTTCATGGATACTACAGAAAATTCGTGTAATGAATCCTTTTGGTGAGTATGTCTTTGAGAACAATGGAAATAGAATAAGAACCTATGTATTCAGGAATCGTCTTAATACGGTATGTAAGCATACTGGAGTAGTGAGAAAATCTCCGCATAAAATACGAAAAACGTACGGAAGTATTCTTATTGATAGCGGGGTAAATGAATCACTCATTATAGAACAAATGGGGCATACCAATATAAAAACGACGAAAGAATACTATTATAAAAACAGGAAAACGAATATTCAAAAGGCAGAGGTAATTAACAGCGTTATAGGGTTATAAAATAAAGAGTATTCAAAAAGTATTCAAAGGTATTCAAGCTAAAAATGCTGAAAACATTGAATTTACTACATCATTAGCATTTGGTAGCGGGGTTCGATTCCCCTACGAACTGTTTATTCATTAATGAATAGCCCAACCCTTGAAGATGCGCAAAGCCAGAAGATAACCGGTTTTGAGCATTTTTTGTTTGGAAATACTTGCATTTCTATGTAGCAAGTGTTATTATATATACGATATTTAGAGTTAACTAGGTTGAGAGCGGACAAATGTCCGCTCTTGATTT